ACTCCGTTTATGACTACGCTGTCAAGCGTATCCATGAAGCTTTCCTTCACCTCGTAGTTTCCAGCACTGATTCGCTTCAGGTATTCGCTACGCTTGAAGTTAGACTTTGCCTCGTCCTGCATGTCTTCCTCTATCTCTCGAAGTGAGCGGTCAACGTTGGCTAGGTACTGACTGGTGTGCTTCAGCTCATGGTTCAATACGTAGTCAATACGACTCAGTTCCGCCAAGAACGCTGACTTGTACCATACACGGCTGGGATTTGCTTCCCTGTATTCCCTGACAGCTAGCTTGAGAGGCGCGTCTGTATCCCAGTCACTATCATTAAGTAGAGGCAGAGACTCCATTAGCTCCACGATATTGGGAAACTCTGCAATCAACGATAGCTTTACAGCTACCCTGTACTCTCGGAAATCTTTCCATATTTGCGGGACTCCGAATTGGTCTTTGGTCTTCTCCACCTCTTGCTTCAATACTGATAGCACGATAGATTGTCGTGACTCGTTATCTCCCAAGAGCTTGCTCTCGATTTGCGCTAACGCTTCCTGTGGTGTGAATTTAGATTTACTCATGTCAATTAGATTAAAAGATTAAACTGCTTCTGTAGTAATAACGCGGCAGGTTTGCTGTTATTGTGCTTGTGTTGTTAACGAAAGTTAATTAAGTCTCTTACGTTGTATGACTTGTCAAGTGCCTCAATCACAAGTAGTTGGGCCTCGTGGTCGGCATCGCTGAAAAATATGTATGCTTCTACAATCTCTTCTATCGACAGGTTTAGCTGTAGAAAGGGGTTCGGAGAATTGTCAAACGGCTTGTTCATGATGCTATGGATTGTGTACGAGTCCGTAGAATCTCATACGATTTCTTGTAGTCTCTGCTCAACAAAGTGCACTCCAGTCCCAGCATGTCAAACGGATGACGCAGACCATACATATCCATAAGAGCCATAGCTGTTGGTACATCGCAGCTAAGGACCATATTCGGTGATTTGCCAGTCATTATGGTAAGGTGTACGTTGACCTTGGTTCGGAATCCACCTTTCTTGCATTCAAACTCCATCCTTGCGCTGACACCATCGACGTTGACTCCGGGCATGTTGGTGTAGAGTAGCCGAATGCTATCTCGAACCTTCATCTCCATAGGGGAGGGAACGAATCCTATAAGGCTAAAGTGTTGCTGTCTTCCTGTTGCTTTCATCATATCTTAATGTGTTTAATTGAACCTCTATAGTAATAACGCAGGACTCTCCTTGTTATTGTGCGTAGTATGTGAACGAATGTTAACGCTCTCCTAGAGGCAATCGACATAGTCAATCCACTCCAATCCGTATAACTCCTGTAGCTCCTCGATGCTCATGATTCCTCTTTTTCGTCCAGCATGTAGTCCACAGCTTTCATCGCTTTGGTCGCGGCTGACAGGGCCATCTTTGGCTTATCCTTTAGCTCTTTAACCCATCCATTGATATATGCCTGACTATTCTGCTCATCATCCTTTGGGCTGATTCCAGTGAGGCCCACAAGGAACTGACTCCCAATCTCAGCAACTAACTCCTCCTTGGAGTACGCATCACTTCCGAATGCTGCAACCTTGTCTAGTCGCTTCAAGATTGTTTCGTGTCCAGTGCTGTGAACCAGCTCATGGAACAAGGTCTTGTAGTAATCGTCGTTGGTGACGAACGTCTCTGGATTCGGCATCTGCACATGGTGACGTGACGGAACGTAGAACGCACGCTCTCCTCCATGAGACAGGCTTGGACGATTGTCCTTCGGGTACTGCTCTTTGTAAACTCTCTCAGCCTTGTCAATCGGTGTGAATTCGCCCACACCTTCGACTGGAGCAACAGGCTTGCGTCTCGGCTCAATGTCATCACACTGGGCGATGTTGAATACGTTCCAAGAGCGAGGAGTGAAAATCTTGTCGTACTTCATGCCGTTCGGGATATCCTGATGCTTTCGGTAGAACTTGCCGTCCTCTCCACGGAATACGATGTTCCAGAAGACAATCCATGTGCCTGACTCTCCCTTGCGAACCTGCCCCCCCTTGGCAACAGCTTGCTTGTATGTCAACCACTCGTTGTGCGGATACTCATGCTCCATCTGCTCTACGCATAGGAACAGGGTGTTGACTCCCTTGTACGCCTTGCCAGTCGAGTTATTGATTGGAGACATCATGCCGTCACCTCCGCTCCAAGGACGAAACCACTGGAGACCTTTTGACTCCAAACCTTCTACGATTCGGTCAGTCACTTTCTTATAAATATCTACTTTAGCCATGCTCTTTCAATTTGTGGGGAGACTGGATTGCCTCCCCTGTTTCTATAATGTTAACGCTCCTCAATCTCACTTTATTGTGTGGTCATGCATGCTTTCGTCAATCAGTCTCGGTGCTTTCATGGTAGAGCAGTACATCGGCTCAAATCCTTCTTGCCCTTCGAATGAGTTGTAAACGTATCCGGCTGCAACCAATGAACCGAGAACGCCTTTCTCCTCTGGTGTGAGTCCTGTGCCGTCGAATTCGCTGTAACCCATTCCGATTCCGTCGTTTTCTCCTTCTTGAATATCCTTGAGCATTGCTCTTTGTCGCTGAGTCATTTCACTATCATTTTTAATGTTTTCCAGTGCCATCGCTTCAATGCACACCAAACTAACGTTGTCATCAATCCACATTTTCTATCGGGGTTTTAGTTATACAGCTATAACGGATTCAACATTTACTTTATTGTGCAGAGCCCAATCTAATTTGCGCCGCGCTCCGTGCGTGGCTAGGCATAAGGTCCTTAAGGCGGTCCAGTATCGCCTCGAATTCAGACTGCAATGCATCCAGTTTAGCCTGTGCGATATCAATGGCTTCCTGAGCCTCGAACCGCTCACTTGGAGTAGTGCAAACATCCTTGACGCTGCGCATGAAGCGCCGCTCAAGTAACGCGTCTTCGTATGCGTCTTGATTGTCCTCACGAGCCTCCTTCAACAGGACGCGCTCAACGTTCTCCTTGCACTCTCTCAAGGTCAATCCTCCAGCGAACATCTCGCTGTCATTGTCCTCGTATGCAGTGTACTCCTTGAGCACTTCGTCCTTTGCGATGAACATCTTGAATTCACCATCGACGAATACGTCGGTGACCTTCTGCTGGATGACTCCGTATCCCGCGGCTCTCAGGTCCATCGTGTTGATGCCTCTCTTGAATGTGATGTTTAACTTACTCATTATCAGTGTGTTAGGGGTTATGTTATATCTATTTAGCTATCGCGTTACAGGTTCTATAACGGATATCAATCTTGTTCTAGTATCCAGTACTTGCCAACAGATGTTAACATCCCACACATGGGTAGTACTATATGATTGACTAACGCAAGGGGGATGATTGTACCTGAGGTCTTCGGTGCTCGATAGTGAATCGATTCCATCTGTCATTGGTTGGCGTATCCCTTAGGTTGATATAGATGCGATGTGCTCACCGGATAGGCTGGACCAAAAAGCCAAAACATTTAGCGCAACCCTGAGAAAGTTTGTGGGGGTGGGTCTGTGCAATGCGTTTCGGTTTGCTCAGCCAATCGTCCCTATGTATGTATAATCCCACTAGTAAACATTACTCCCAAAAAAACCGGGTGTAGCTGTATCATCAATTAAAAGAAATGTGTATTTTTGCGTGATGATTTTTTTAGCATATAGCATACTTGGAGCTTACACTTTCTTCGCATTCAAGTGGACAGTTGAATTCATACTAAACAGGAAAAGGACTTGACTTTGTCATTTTTTTCGTGTAACTTCGCATCAGCTTAGCGAACGAACGAACATCTTCGAATGCTTGCGGTGGCCGCATTCAAGAGTTCTTTAGATAGCTCCCAGCATTTTTATAAACTCGGCTATCATAATCGTATTAACTAAGTACGTGAGAAGAGGATGCTTGTGCCCTAACCCCAGATACTATGAAAGAAGAAGAGTTCGACATATCATTCCTTGACCCTAAGAAGCTTAAAGAGTCAGAAGACAAACTAGAGAGCGGAGAGATTACCTGTAACATAGATTCCCCAGAGGACTGCGAGAGCTGTAGTGGCTAATCTCCTATAATTCATTTGGTTAGATAGGGAGGGGGATTGGCATTTGCCGGTCCCTTTCTTTATTACTTTTGTAGCATGGACACATTGACGCAATTTGAAATGATTATCATTGCGGGTTCGATAGTTGGTACGTGGATTAAACACAGCTCCGATTACGCGCATCTGAAGGGAAGAGTGATTGCACTTGAGAATGATAACGGGGAGATGAAGGAGGACGTAAAGCAATTGCTCAGAGAGGTCCAAGAGCTGAAAGTTTTGTTGGCTAAGAACCAACTACAATAACCCACAGCTAATTACGTTATAGGTCTATGAAAGACCCTATCCATCTTTGTGATGTCGTATTGTTTGACGGCAAATCCAAGCGCGAGTATAAATTACGTGACGTTGTTCTAGCCGGAAACGATAAGAGTTTGATATGGCAATCGGACATACATCGTAATAGACTCATACAACTTGCGTTCAAAACCCCCTCCAAAGTAAAGACCCAGCGAAACAACATGCGTCTCTATATAAAGGATATTGATTTTAAAAAATATATCTCTGATTCAAACCATAATTGGGGACTCAGTAAATAATTATATTTGTGCCATGCAATACAAACGGGCACAGAAGGGAGCGAAGGTAAAGGGTGACCCAATCACCAAAGAGTCTAACCTAAAGGACATGGCGGTTCACATGGGCAAAGCCTTCCCTGATACAGCTATACCTGATAAGGTAATGCAGGGTTATGCTATGACATGGTTACTTAGTGGTCGCAAAGATGACGCACTAAAAGCTGTTATTGCTCAGGAGAAGAAGCGTCAGTCAAAGGGATTACCCGCACCTAATATGAAATCATGAAGACAGCTAAAAAATCAGAGAGAGGTAAATTAAAAGTTTCCTCAAAGAAAGTAGATGTACCATCCCCATCTGGATATCACTGGATGGAGGAGCAGGGTAGATACTATTTAATGGAGGGGGATGATAATTCGCACCCCGGAGCTGTAGAGAAGGCATCGTTTAAGATAGCTACTCATGGCAAGTAAGAGAAAACAGTCGTATAAGTTGGGACTACCAACGAAGTATACCGACCCCGGACAGGGTAAAGAAATCAAAGCCACTGTAGAGGAGGATGCCGACAACAAGAAGAAGATGGCGAAGGACTACAAGTCTGGCAAGCGTATCAAGCTATCTCTATTTAAGAAGCGAGTAGAGGCGAAGACAGGTACTAAAGTAAAGGCTAAGCCAATTAGTTCAGCAACTTCGTCTACGCTACAAAAGAAAGCCAAGAGTTCCGGAATTTCTTTCGGAACCCTAAAGCAAGTTTACCGACGTGGGCAGGGTGCTTGGCTTTCGTCTGGCTCAAGGAGAGGTGCGCCAATGGCAGCTTGGGCAATGGGCAGGGTCAACAGCTACATAAAGGGTTCTCGTAAACACGACACAGATTTAAGAAGTTAAACAACAACTATATTTGCGATATGAAAATGGTTAAAGTTGGGGGCAAAGAAGTCCCGTTTTTTGCAGCAGATGGCAAAGGGGGTAATGACCTCAAGAAAGCCATGTACGGCATGAAGATGAATAGGGCCGAATATGGTGCCAAGGTTGAGATGGGCCAAGGTGGTAAGATGTATGAGATGATGGGCGGAGGTGTCGTACAGCAATACGATAAAGGCGGAGAAGTGGGAGACCCACCTAGAAAGTTTTTCGTGGCTTCTGGGTTTGACAATCGCGGTGACGACCCATCGGGTAAAGAGATTGCAGCAGTCTTCATGAGAACAGAAGATGGAGTAAAGCAAATCAATCCGAGAGACCTCATGGAAATCTTCCCTGACGCGGATAACATGATGCAGGCATATCGTATGGCTGGTATCGCTGTGGAGGGCGGTGACAAAGGTGTCACTTTCCCTGAGATGAACCAAGGCTCTTACAACAAATCGTTGATGGGAGAGTTTGGTGCCGAAGACATGGACGGCCTCAGAGCTAAACTCAACATCGCTCCCGTTAAGTACGAGAGAGAAAGAGACCTCCCTAAGGTCGTTCCCGGTCTGCGAGGTGGAATGTAATCAGTTGAAGGAAACGAACTCGGTTCTATCCCGACCAATACGAAGAGGTCTAGTCGATACGATTAGGCTGCTTCTTTTTTCTGCGTATCCTGTATCTATGACTCCCTGAATGAAGTTTTCGTTCACGACGATATGTACTCCCTCTCCTACGTTGTTTCCATCCTCGTCTAAGCAAAGGATGGTGTAGATACCTTTCTCAAAAAGAGGTAAGGCTAATACGTCTGCTCCGTGGAATACGGTGTACGTTTCCAGCGAGGTACCCAAGTTCGGGTCTAGTACGTCTCCAAAGATTGAGTCTGGATTCATGCCCACGGCCCGGATTACGAGAACCTCGTGCGGTATTCCGTTCTGTGGTTTCATACTTAGTAGTAGGGGTGTGCTAAGTGCGTTCTCTTCTGTTGGTGCGTAAATACCATCGAGGATACTATTAAGGGATTGAGCGTTGCTTACGATTGCCAATGCGATTGCTAGGATAAAAAATAAATTCTTCATAATGAATTGTGTTATGGGGTTCCCTTATACAACGCATTAAGATTCCGTATATTGTGCCCATGCTTGTAAAACGCGGAAAAAAATTTCAAAGGGTCTCCAGAGTAAGCATGAGAGAGGGTGGTTTAGTAGACTGGCCTCCAAGCGGAGCGAAGTCTTTTGATTCTATTCTGGACAGACAGATATATAAGGAATCCACGGGAAACCCCTTGGCTGAGTCTCCAGCTGGTGCGAGAGGATTAGCTCAGATAATGCCCGGAACAGAGCAGTACCTAAAGGAGAAGGGAATGCTTCGAGAAGATTTCGACCCATTCAACCCTGAGCACTCGAAAGAAGCGCAACAGGTTTATATGAATAGTCTAATGAACAGGAGCTGGAATAAAGGCTCTGATGAGATTAAGATTGCTAAAGCATTGGCAGCATATAACTATGGCCCTACAGCTACAGTTCGCGTGCTTAACAAAGCTAAAGAACAGGGCAAGGATATATATGAATCTCTTGACTGGATTGAAGAATTACCCCTTGAGACTAGAGACTACATATCTAAGATACTTGGGTATAATGAAAATTTTGAAGACCAGTACGGAAGTTACAGACTAAGGTTTGATAGCTAGGATAGTTTTATAGGTTCTCCCCCTTCTAGCTTTCTGTATATTCTTTGAACTAGAATTCTTCCCGACTGAGACAAACCAAGTCTATTCTTGTGATGACCTGCTTCGTGAAACATAGCGTTAACGAATGAGTCTATTCCCTTTCCGTGATGAATTACTTCTAGGTATCCCTTTTGTTGTAGAGGCATTACCGTTCTTTCATACAGCTTACTCCTGCTCTTCTTCATTGCCTTGGCTAGGTGGTCAACGGTAAAGAACTCGTAGTCATAACAAAAGAGCATAGCCTCTATTTCAGCTGTACCTATATCATAGTTAAGCCTGATGTCTCTCATAACCATAGATAGTTTCTTCAACTCATTCTTCTTTACATATCTCTTGTTCAGTTTGCTAAATTCCCTTCTCTTCCTAACCGGATGATGTCTACTCATTAGTAGTATATTTGTTTCAAATTTAAGAACATGGCTACTCTTAGCGGAACTAGATTGAAAGATACATACACTGGGTTGCTTAAAACCAGTGATGCGGGTAACTTTACCGGAACACTAAAGGTTATTCAAGACGGCTCTGGAAATGAATCAGCTCTGTCTTTATCTACATCCACCGTAAAGGCAGCTGCTTTGCAGGTTAATACTATTACAGGGGGTAGTTCAAGTTCAAAGGCTTTAGTGTGGAATGACAGCACAAAAGCAATCGAGTATAGAACCTTCCCATCTAACTCTACGGTTAGCACAACCGTTGGTGGAAGTGCTGCGCCTACCATAACCATCGAAGCCGCTGACGCATCAAGCACTACGATTACACTGGCTGCAACTGACGGCTTGAGTTACAGTCGAGCAAGCAACGTAATTACTATTGGGAGGGGTAATGAAACAATCAACCAGCTTAGTACAAGCACCACTCTCCTTGCCAGTAATTCTGGAAGCACGTATTACTTAAACTCTGTTAGTGGGTTTGTTATTACATTGCCTGCTGCGGCTCCCGGAGTTGTTTTTAAATTCATCATTATTGGAGCGAATACTGGAAACATAAGTATTGTCACAGCAACAGGTGATTATGTTTATGGTAAGGCTGTTGTAACTTCTAACTCAGCTACTGGTCAATCTAGAGTGGGAACCGTGACCCAGAACAACTCTCGCAACGAAATAAATCTAGACCCTGATTCGACTAGTAGCGGTGGTCGTCAGGGCGATGTTGTCGATATTGTTGCTGTAGACTCTACTAACTGGTTAGTGACCGCTAATCTTACAACATCTAGCACTACAGTAGCTGCTGTATTAGTTATGCCTGCCCCATAATTCGTATCTTATTATCATGGATGACATTTTAAAGAAGGCTATGTTTGAAGAGGTTGCTGATTTGCTTGCTCAGGTTGAACAGATAGCAGAGAAGTACAAGCACTCTGGTGAGTTGGTGTATAGTACAGCTTTTGGGTACTTAGAAGAAGAGGGCGAGGAAGCTAATAAATGGAGCTTGGCTTATGGTCACAATTGTAGAGACACGGATGAGTTTGACGAGTTTGTTACACTTCAAGTTGAAGCGTTTCATCGTGGACGTGAAGAAGACGAAATTGATTTACCGGGTCTCTTTTTAAACTAAAGAGATATGAATGTAATTAGAAAGATTGTCATTGGGCCAAACCCCAAGGACGCTATGGCTTACTATGTAGGCATGAAGGCTGGTGGTGCTAAGGTAATCGCCATCAAAGAAGATGATGCTTCACTATATAAGTATAATGTAAGAAGGTATCATGTTTACCTAGAGGACGAAGATTCAACGTATATTTGGAAGACGGTTGAGAACCAACCACTTTTAATTGAATACGATTGTAATTTTGAATGAAGACATTAAATCACTTCTTCGTTAAGGTTCCTAATAAATCAACAGGAACCCTAAAGCTTGGCGATAAAGAAATCTTCTTAGATACTAGGTTCAACGAATTTGAACACAGAGTATGTTATGGGGAAATAATATCTGCCCCCTCTAAGCACAACACCGGAGCCAAGCCGGGAGACACTTTGTTCTTTCATCACCACGTAACTTCAGGTGCCTCCAATGTGATTGATGAATCAGAAGGAATCTATATGGCTATATATGACAATCAAAACAAGAGGGGTAGTCACGCTATAGCTTATAGGGATTCGGAAGGAGATATTCATATGCTGGCTGACTGGGTCTTCTTAGAGCCCTTAGAAGAGGAAGCATCGGAGGACGTGACAGACAGCGGTATAATCTTATCCGTTATTAAAGAAACAAAGGATGAGGCTAGGGTTGTTACACCTAGTATAGACATGATTAAAGAGGGTGTAGTTAAAGGTGATGTTGTTGGCTTCTTAAAGGACAGAGATTACAAGATGAAACTTGACGATGGCTCGATAGTTTATCGTATGAAATCAGACGACATCCCATATGCGGTCAAGTAAGTTCACTACCATTAACGCAGCCGAGAGACTTATGAGGTCTATGGAGATTGCAATAGATAACATGATTGATGAAGTTAAAAAACCTGTTGACCCTGAGGCTGGAGGAAGTGCTAGGAAAGCTGAACTGCAAAGTATTAAACAGACGGCGGTGGACTGCAAGGAACTTTTGGTGGAACGGCAGCGGCTTGAACAGATGGTAAAAGACATGAGGTCTAACGGTAGCATCGAGCAACAGAAAGATTACTCAGGAGGATTCGCGGAAAAATTCAGTAAGTAGATATGGCAAAGTTTATATGCAACGATTGCAGCCACGAGCAAGAGGGGCTCAACACATCCATCAAAATGTTGGACGGTAAGGTGAGGCACGACATAAGGTGTGATGAGTGTGGAGGATATATGGATTTAAAAGAACCCAAGTCAGGTATGCCTAGTTTCAAGGCTAACCGCTGGGGGCAAGTAATGTAATGGACACCTTATTAAATCTAGATGAATATAAAGAGCCTGCTGTTAAGATATGTCCCAACGGTACAGTCGGAAGTATCGTCGAACTTGGCGGGCTTCTCATTTGCCTTCCCTCGATACCGAAGGACGGAATCAAAGGAGAGGGTCTGGAGGCAAGTTTGCAGATGTGGGAGAGAGTACCTATGCCAAAAGAACTGTCCCGTCTTAGAAGTATGGACGAGTGGGCAGAGGCCCCGAAGGAGTTTCGAGAGAAGTTTCATCCATATATCGAGGAAGAATTTAGAAGGCGTAGGGAGGGTCTTTGGTTTTACAATAAGGGTGAACCTACGTATATCACGGGGAGGCACTACATGCTCTTACAGTGGACGAAGATTGACATTGGATACCCATCGTATCTTGCGTTCCAACGTGACATCTTTCTCCACATGGCTGCGTGTGAATCTGACCCGCGTTGCATCGGTCAGCTTTATACTAAGTGTAGGCGTTCTGGCTACACTAATATCTGTAGCTCTGTTCTTCTTGATGAAGCTACTCAAGTTAAAGACAAGCTTCTCGGAATACAGAGCAAGACGGGTAAAGACGCGCAGGAAAATATCTTCATGAAGAAGGTGGTGTCTATGTTTAGGCACTATCCATTTTTCTTCAAACCTATTCAGGACGGTACTACAAATCCAAGAATGGAGCTAGCCTTTCGCGAGCCCTCGAAAAGGATTACAAAAAACAACAAGACTTCTTTTGCTGGCGATGCATTGAATACAGTCCTCAACTGGAAGAACACTACGAACAATGCGTATGACGGAGAGAAGCTTCATATGTTGTATATGGACGAGGCAGGTAAATGGGAGAAGCCATCTGACATCCGTGAGGCTTGGAGAATAGAGAGGACCTGTTTGATTGTAGGCCGTCGTATAGTAGGCAAGGCATTAGTAGGGAGTACCGTGAACCCTATGGGTAAGGGTGGCTCTGAGTACAAACAGATATGGAGAGATTCAGACCCGCTTAAACGTAACGCTAACGGAAGGACAGTGTCAGGCCTGTATAGGTTGTTTATTCCTGCCTACGAATCGTTAGAGGGTTTCTTTGACCTTTATGGAAACCCAATCATCACTGACCCAAAGAATGAGGTTAAAACATTAGAGGGGGACATGATGACCTTTGGCTCCAAGACATTCCTAAGAAACGAAAGGGATTCTCTTAAGAGTGATGCGAAAGAATTAAATGAGCTTATCCGTCAATTTCCATTTACACCGGACGAAGCATTCAGGGACAGTGTAGAGGGGAGCCTATTTAATATTGGTAAGATATACGAACAGATAGAGCATAACGATTCTCTATACCCTAACCCAGTAGTCAAGGGTAATTTTCAATGGAGGGGAGGTGTCAAGGACACCCAAGTTGTTTTTAATCCTAACCCAGCCGGAAGGTGGTATGTATCATGGATGCCTGAAAGTTCTGAGCGAAGCGTGCTGACAAGAAACAAGGGTAAGATGATTCCCTCGAACCCAAGCAGGGGGTGTGGAGGGGTTGACTCTTATGACTTAGATGCTACTGTTGATGGAAGAGGCTCAAAGGGTGCTTGTCATATATACAACAAGTTTAACTTGGATGGGGCTAGCAATATGTTTGTAGCTGAGTACGCGAGTAGACCACCGATGGCTAAGATATTCTATGAAGATGTATTGATGGCCGCTGTGTTTTATGGGTACCCGTTACTGATAGAGAACAACAAGTACGGTATCGTAAGGTACTTTGAATCAAGGGGTTATGACGGTTACGTAATGGATAGGCCGGCTCACCTAAAGTCTCCTAGCTCTTCGGTGAATGTAAAAACGAAGGGTATCCCCTCAAATTCACAGGACGTTATACAGGCCCACGCCTCCGCAATAGAGGACTATATCCACAATCATGTTGGTCTAAATGAAGACGGTGAACCGGGAGCTATGTACTTTAATAGGACTCTAGAAGATTGGGTTGGATTCAAGATAGACAAGCGTACAAAGTATGACCTTTCGATAAGTGCTGGCTTAGCTTTACTGGCTGCTCAAAAAGTCAAGGCAGAAAAGAAAGAGGCTAAGTTCGATGAGAAGGTTTTCTTCAGAAGGTACAAGCTGAGTTAGGGGTCGCCGCATATTGTTATATTTGCACTTGAGGCCAACAAAATATTTCATGACCCAAGGGAGCAAAAATACCAAATACGGAAACTTTCCAGACCCCTTTGCGTCACCAGAACAAAAGCTAGGGAAGTCTTACGGTTTAAAGTACGCTAAAGCAATTCAGAGTCAGTGGGGAAATGGAGATTCGTCTACCTCTCTACTTAGTCAAAGAATGCAGGACTTTGAAAAGAACAGAGACTACGCTAACGGAACACAAGACACGTCTGTTTACAAACAGATTCTAAATGCTCTTGACCCAAACAATGGTGACGGGACTCTACTTAACTTAGACTGGAGCCCTGTTCCAATCATACCTAAGTTTGTAAAGGTAGTTGTCAATAGGATTCTTTCCAGAAAGCCATATCCATCTGTAGATGCCATCGACCCAATCAGTAAGGGGGAAAAGGATGAAGCAAAAGCTGAGGTAGAGGCTTCGATTAAAGACAAGGACTTATTAATGGAGGCTAAGTCATTAGGTCTTCAACCAAGGATTGACCCTGATATCCTTCCGGACACAACGGAAGAGGCAGAGATTTTCATGGAGCAAAACATGAAGACTAATGCTGAGATAGCTGCTCAGTTGGGAACAGCGTTGACTTTAGATTGGAATGACTTTGACCAAACGATTTACAGGAGAGCTGTAGAGGATTTGGTTGTTTGTGGAATGGGTGTAATCAAAAGAGAGAACGACCCTAACTACGGAATAACAACTAAGTACGTAGACCCCGCTTCATTCCTGCACAGTCAAACAGAAGACCCTAACATGTCCGACTTGGTTTACGGTGCTCATGTAAAAAGAATAAGCATTCAAGAACTCAAGAGACAGGCTGGTAATCAGATATCAGAGAAAGAGTATGAAGAGATTGCTGGCTCTGTAAGGGGTAAGTCATACAACAACAAAGAGATTTTTGGTCAGAGAGGAATTGATAGAGCTTCAGGTACTAGCACGTTTGGATACGACGAGTACCTCATCGAGGTGATGGACTTTGAATTCCTTTCCGTTGACTGTGTTTACTATGAAAGCAAGGAGTCTAAATTTGGAAACTCTGGATTCTATTTTAAAGGTGGGGAATATAAAGAGCCGACAAGTTCTGTATATGATAGGCAGCCACATAAGATGGAGAACCAGATGGTTTACGGAGGTTGCTTCGTTATGAATACTAAGGTTCTTTACAACTACGGTCCAAAGAAAAATATTCCGAAGAACGTACACGACTTAACTAAGGCTAGGCTTTCTTATAGTGTTGCATGCACTAACCTAAGAAGAATGCGACCTAAGTCTATTGTTGGTGGTGTCATTGGATTTGCTGACCAACTACAGCTAACTCACCTAAAGATTCAACAGTCAATCGCTAAGGCTAAGCCTGACGGTATTCTTGTTGATATCGAAGGGCTGGAAAATGTACAGCTAGGGCGCGGAGGGGATTTAGAGCCTCTCCAGATTCAAGACATATACGAACAGACAGGTGTGTTCTACTATAGAAGTAAGAATGCTGAGGGTGGTTTTCAGAATCCTCCCATTCGCTCTATTGAAAACAGCATAAGAAATATAAACGAGTATATAAACTTGTATAATCATTACCTACGCATGATTCGAGATTCAACAGGAATCAACGAGGTGATGGATGCTAGCACCCCAAAGGGAGAAGCTTTGGTTGGTGTCAGGCAACAAGCCTTGGCAGCAGGCAACAATGCGTTATATGATATTACAAACGCGAGCCTTGTATTGTATAAGAAGGTTTGCGAGGATGTCGTTAAGTGTTTGCAGGTAATACCAACGGACTGTGTTCTATATCGTGTATATCAGAAAGCCATAGGGGAGAGAAGCATGGATATCTTGAGTAGCTTCAATGACCTCCCTATGTACAATTTCGGTATTCGTGTTGTTCAGGAGATGTCTGATGATGATAGAATATTTCTTGAGCAGAACGTTCAGGCTACTCTAGCTCAAAAAGAGATTGACCTTGAGGACGCGATGGCGGTCAGACAGGTTAAGGATATTGACCAAGCACAGAGACTCTTAGCTGTTAAGCGAAAGAAGCGTATTGAAATGATTCAGAAGCAACAGCAAGCTAACATACAGGCACAGGCACAGGCTAATGCACAAGCTTCTCAGGTAGCTGCTCAGGCAGATATGCAGAAGATTCAGATGGAGGCTCAGATAGAAGCTCAAAAAATTCAGATGAAGGGACAAGTAGAAGTTCAGGTAGCTGCTGCTTTACATCAAATGAGAAAAGAGCTTGAGATGATTAGAGCACAAGCCAGCTTAGGATTCAAGACAGAGGACAAGGAGTTTAAGGAAAAGATTGAGACGCTAAAAGAAGACAGAAAGGACAGCCGTGTAGTGAAGCAAGCTGTAGAGCAATCAAAGCTTATTTCTCAAAGACAGGGCTCAAGGGGTGAGCTAGAGGATTCATCTGTACGGGGGAATCAAGACGTAATCAACGAACTATTTGGAAATGAGTAACGCGACTAAGATTAATTTAGACACTTCATCGAGAGTGGATGTAACCTGTAGAAAGGGAGACACCTTTTCTCTTCGCTTGACCGTTACTGCCGCTGATGGAGTTACAGTGGGGTTTGCTGCTGGCGATATATTCCTGTTTCAAGTAAGAGACTCCGATACGGGTGACTTGGTTACTAACGGGGCTAGTACTTTTTCAGCAAGTGTCACTGCTGATAACGCAAGCGCGGGTGGAATAAACGATAGTGCCGGCACTACCAATACTTCACTCAAGTACATTGACCTTTCGGTGTCTGCGGACACAATGAAGACCATGCCATCAGGACTATATGTTTATGATGTCGAACAGAAGTCAGGAACAGTTGTATCTACTTTGATTTTTGGTACACTTAAGGTGAACGAAGATGTTTCAATAACCGCGTAATGAAGCACCATGCCTGTAAGTGTAACCCAGCCTAAGAATGTAAAAATATCCAGCCAGCACGGTGACATCATTAAGGTGTCTATTGTTAAGGGTGGGTCGGATATTCAAGTAGTCACTCTTAATCAGGTGGCGAACAACTCTGTCACTATTGGTGGTGCGATTGGTGCTGGACCTGCTGGGGCGACAGGCGCACAAGGCCCTACTGGTGCTACAGGTCCTACAGGCGCTACTGGTCCTGCTGGGGCACAAGGCCCCGCTGGTCCTGATGGTGCTGACGGTTCTGACGGTTCGGGGGGAGCTACTGGTCCTACTGGTCCTACTGGTCCTACTGGTCCTACTGGCCCTGCTGGCCCTGCTGGTTCGGATGGTTCGGACGGCGCTGCTGGTCCAGTTAGTATAGTTAGAAATTTTGCGGTTACGGTAGTAAATAGCGGTGGTAACAAATTCGCAATAGATGGAGTAACCCAAGCTAGCTTAAAACTCCTTAGGGGGCACAGGTATGTTTTCAGTCAATCTGAAGGCAGTAACTCTAATCACCCCATAGCTATACAGACAGCCGCAGGTTCTTCTTATACTAGCGGTTGGACCTACACTGGAACCCCCGGAGAATCTGGTGCCAACGGTAGTTTTGTCGTTCCAAATGACGCACCATCTTCTCTTCAGTATTACTGCACGGTTCATGGGTATGGAATGGGTGCTCCCATTACTATTGAGAATCTACAGTCTGGTGCTGATGGAGCTGACGGAGCAGATGGTAGTAATGCCACAACGGAAACGTTAGACACTGCAATCAGTGTGTTTCTACCAGACGGAGGTAACTTTGGAAAGTTTTCTCATACCGACCAAATAGCTGTAGGTGACGGCAACAAGACAGCCATTGATATAATTAGAGAGGCCCTTGTTCAGTTAGGCCAGATTGCAACTCCTTCAATAACTCTCACGCCTAGTAGCGTTGGTTTTAACGACACGGCTATAAGTAATGCTACGGCGCAGATACAAGCGTCTGTAACAAACCCCAACCATTCTCAAGGTTCCACGATTACCTTTAAGTTTTACAAGAAGATTGGGACTGGTGCTTTTAGTTTGATTCATACTCAAACTGGAGTTACTGGAACTTCAGCCAGCTATACTCACAGTGAGACTTATAGTTTTGCTTTTGCTACAGAGAATCCGACTAGCGAGCACATCACTTGGAAGGTAAGTGCAGAAGAACCATCCAATGGTCAGGGTGAGGTGTTCAGTGAGGAAAAAGAATATGACCCTGTATATATTCCACCAAGACTAATAAAGACCAATAACACTAATGGTATTGAGCTTCAGAGGACCACAAACGCCACGGCTACAGTATCCTCTGATGAGAATGATTCTAATCGTCAGTTATATAACGGTCAAAGCAATCTCAAGTTTAAGGTTGAAGTTGAAACAAGTGGTGTTGCTCTGGATAGCTACGCAGTTCTAAATGCAAGTAATGCTCTAGTTGGAAACGTAGTAGACATATCTGGTGAAAGCCTTGACTCTAGCGGTAGAACCGGGACATTCACTGTCGCTATAGATGATGGCGATGTTGCTATTGGTGACTCTAACACATATAAAGTAAAAGTTTGGGATAGTGTAAGGCCCTACTCTAGCCTTAGCTCTACTGAGTGTGATTTTGAATCTGCATCTTACTCAGTAAATAGAGTGCCCGTTAAACTGGTGCTGAGTTCCACGGCTTTAACAGCCGCAAGCAGCGACGGAAACTTTCAAGACATGTATGATGGGTCCACCTCTAATAACGGTGTATCATCCTATCCTGAGAATATAACCTCTACCGGGGACTTACTTGATGCCAACACATCTCAGCTGAGCGTCAGTATGCTTGTGAATAATGCGCAGCAAACAGGAGACTATGTTTATGTCTTTGTTCCTTCATACTATTTTTCAAATGGTAGTGGGGGTTATCAGGATTTAACAGGAGGCGGTAATGTCAATCAAGATTTCTTTGAGGATTTTGGGGGTAACAATTACTCACAAAGAATAGAAAGTCCACCACAAACAACTGGTGACTTTTGGCTTTTAAAATCAGCATTAAATTTGCAAATTCAATTCGGTACAGCCGGCAATAAAATTCCATTTCATGTCTTAAGGCTTTACGAACCACTAGCCAATATTGGTTTGAGAGGAAGCTATTACCTAATAAGAAATACGGAATCTTAAAATGCCAGAGTTTAACGGACCCTTAACACATTCATCTGACTCTGCAAAGCTTCTTGAACTTGCCCTTCATCAAACTAGAGGCATTGGTTTATTTGATACTGTAGCTGAAAGAAACTCTCTGTCTTCTGCCAATAGGTCATCCCCCTATTTGGCCTACATGTGTAATGACGATAAGTTGTATGTATATGATGGGCCTAGGGAATCCGTGGTGGGGCTTGCCGATAAGTTACAGTCTGTAGGTAATAGTGATTGGACAAACACTAGCAACTGGAAAGAAGTAGGTTCGTCGAGTGGCGGGATTGACAATGTTGTTGAGGATACTGACCCTGAGCTTGGGGGAGACCTTGATGTTGGCAACTTTTCTTTTGTAAGCAGTAGCAACGAAGACATAAATTTAACTCCTGATGGGACTGGTTCTATTGCTCTTGACGCTGTAGTTAAGTTCAAAAGATTCAACACCACAGACGCTTCTAACATACCATCTCCAACTGCTGGTGCTTTGTATGCTGACAACAGTAACAGGCTATATTTTGGTGTGACTTAAAACTGCTTATATTTGCTTTTAGAAACTAAGAAATAAAGGAACATGGCTAGTTGGAAAAGAGTACTTATAGAAGGTGATGTCGTCAGCCCCTCTGCTGGTGACGGTATTGATGTCAGTGGGGCAGGCGAGGTATCGGCAGACTTAAAGGCTAACAGTGGTCTCGTTATTGATACAACCGAGATTTCTCTTGACTTGGGTGCCTCCGCGATTGATGGAACGCTTGGTGTTGCAAATGGTGGTACTGGCGCAGCTACACTAACAGCAAATGGCGTCTTGATTGGCAATGGCACTAGTGCTGTTACTTCCGTAGCTATGGTCACTAAGGGTCACATCTTGGTGGGTGACGGCTCAGGTAACCCTTCAGCTCTTGCTGTAGGAACTGACGACAAAATACTTGTTGCTGACAGTAGTGCGACCAACGGCGTTAAGTGGGAGACTATTGGCGAATTGACATCTAGCGGTACCGTTACTGAGGTTATTGGCGGAACCAACATCAGTGTAGCGGACGCAACAAGTACTCCAACCGTTACTCTTGACGCGGCATTGACTAGCATGACATCTATGGCTGGTGCTAATGGTTCGACCAATAACCAAGCTGGTACCGGCTTAACAATTGCTGGAGGAGCAGGTGTAGGCACGGGTACTGGTGGTAGCATTCTTCTTAAGACATCTACGGTCAGCACCACAGGTGGAACTAGCGTAAGTGCTCTTGAAACCGCAGTTACTATCGCTGGTGCAACCGCTAACGGTCTTGATACTACAGTAACTATTCACGGTGACCTCGTTGTTAATGGTTCTACGTCTTCTATTGATGTTCAGACTTTAACCGTTGAGGATGCTTCAATCTTGCTTGCTGATGGAGCAAACAGCGTTGGAAACGCTGACGGTGCTGGACTTACCGTAGACACGGTTACGGCTACCCCCGCAAACCATCCTAACTTTATTTGGAAAGACACCAACCTTGGTGTTGCTGGATGGCAGTTCAAAGACCACGGGGCCGCATCCTCTGCTGGTAGTGCTCCAATGGGTGTTGCTGCTTTGACTAAAGGAACCGCAGACCCTGCCTCGACCATCATGCCTACTGGTTCAATGTGGTACAATACTGGCAATGTTGGTGGCACCGGCTCAGGAACTAAGGGACTTTATCTATACCTTGATTAATGGGTTTACTAGGAAGAAAGAAAGAGGTTACTGGGTCCAATCCCAATGACCCCCTATCTCGTCAAGAAGTAACCTTTATCTTAAAGACGATGCATGGTTGCACGTTCGAGGGTAAGGATGTACTTTTGTTGGCAGACGTAGTGAACAAGCTACATAGTTTTTTGAAGTCACAGTAAGTTAAAACCCACTGCAATGAAATTAGACATCACTGAGATTCATTTTGTAAAGAGTTCTGTCGAGAACCAAACCATCAAGGCTTCAGATTCCAGAACGGTGTGCGGACTCTTAGATAAGTTGGACAAAGAGTTTGTCCGCTTGCAAAAGATTCAAGAAAAAGAGCAGCCTTCCAATGGCGTGATGGAAGCTGCAAAGTAATGCGGCATCATGGCAACTTGGAAAAAAATACTTGTAGACGGTGACAACACCAACCTAAGTAATACTAACCTTACTCAGACCTCCTCCAGCAGGATATATAACCTGAACGGAAACACTAACATTCTTGGGTTTCAGGACGGTATCATAAGGATGGTGGATGCCTCACTGGGGGCTGAGTTTCAGTTTGACTCTCACAATAGATTGTTTACTCTCTTTAATGAGAATGCAATTAGATTCAATGATGCTGACAACAGTCACTATATCGGCTTAAAGCCAAAGTCCGAAGTAGGTACCAGCTATACAATTACACTTCCCGGTAGCCCTCCGGGTTCCGCTAACAGAATTCTTGAGTCTAACTCTAGTGGTGACCTAGCTTGGATTGACACGCCGTCTGGGAGTGGAAATGTTAGTATAGATAGCTACGCGGAAAACAGAGTCCTTACAGCGGGCGACAGTAATGGAAATATAGATGGCGAGGCCAACATGACCTTTAATGGTAGTCAGCTCAATATTACGGGGAGAATTATCTGTACCGACTTTATATCCCTTGATACAAACAATAAAGCTATTAGGGGTAAAGATGATGGTGGTACAAGTAGAGAGCTAATTAAGTGTGATGGTTCTGGAAACACCCATGTAGGAAACGCCGACAAGAAGACATTGCTGTCTGGAGTATCGGTAGACGCTGGAACCCTAAGCCTTAGTTGTGGCACATTTTTAGCCACAGACATAACAGCACAGAATACTGGGCTTAGCAGTGCTGGCGACCACGGCCACGGTTCTATAGTTACTTATTTTGGAATTGACTCAGGCGTAGGAACCACAGCTGGAAAGGTTTACTATTATGACGGTAGTAGCTGGGAGTTTGCAGCGAGCAATGTAGAGGCTGGTAACAAAGCTTTTCTTGGCATGGCTTTAGGTAGCACTGAGGATGCTGGTTTTTTACTTCAAGGGTATGTAAACACGGGTGCTACTTTAACCGCCGCACGACAATGTTTTTTAGGAACTCAAGCTCAAATCACAAATACGTCTCCGAGTCAAGGTCAATTCAAGAGAGTCATGGGCCATTCGGTAACAACATCTGTGATGTACTTTAATCCTGAGGCGACTTACTTAGAGATAGGTTCATGATATGTCAACAGTATTAAAATACAACGGAACGGAAATGGCTAGTATATCTAAGATAAACGGTATTGAGAGGGGAAGCAGTGGCGGTGGTACAGCTACAACTACACCGACGGGTTCAATCTCCTTCGGTTTTGGGCAGGGTTCAGTCACAATTAGTAATCACTCTAGCTATACAAATCCTAATTATTCAGTATCCGTGTCAATTGGCGGTACGGAAATCGTTGCTGATGCAGATGTAAATCACGCTATGG